TTTAATCTTATACTAGTAGAACCTGGTAAAAGTTTTGTTAGAGTAATTCAAAGTATTGGTAGAGGCATACGTAAAGCACAGGATAAGGACTTTGTACAAATATGGGACGTTACATCTACTTGTAAGTTTAGTAAACGTCACTTAACTAAACGTAAACAGTTTTACAAAGAAGCAAATTATCCTTTCGAATTAGAAAAGGTTAAATGGCAATGAAAAAAGTAGCAGTATGTGGGTGTAGTTTTAGTGCGCCCAGTAATGATCCTGAACTAAAAGGAACAAGTTGGGGAGAGCAACTGGCAGACATGCTAGGATGGGATCTACTACACTATGCACGGCAAGGTGTAAGCAATGGTGGTATACGTGTAATGATAGACCAGTGTATTAAGGACAAGGTAGACTTTGCAGTAATAGCACCTACGTTCCATGACAGAATGGAAATACCTGCAACTGCCGCTCCTTTCGATTGGAACAATTCAACAGATGGTTGGAACCCTCTAATACAACAACACTTACAAGATGTTGATATTAAAAATGGATACCAAGAAGACTTAGGTGTACACAATATTAATTACGGCAGTAACAACTACACACTAATCAGTGAAACAATTTACACACTGGCAGAGAATTATAGTCATCCTTATCGCAGTCAGAAACTAGATAAGATGACATCCAACGCTGTCAAACAATATATTAACTTTATGTATGACAGTAATTGGAAACTGCAACAGGACAGATGGATCATACGTGATGGCATTATGCAGTTACACTACCACAAGATTCCTTTCTTGCTAGTAGCCTGTAATATATGGACTAGTAATGATGTGCGTGAACATTTTCCAGATGTTATACCTGACCATTGTCTAACACTAGACTATGAGGATACTCCTGCTTACGCAACCAACGAGTGGCCGTTCGAAGGCGAGGACCCAGGATACCACGGTGCAGTAGAAAGCCAAACATACCTAGCAAAAAGATATAAGGAAATTATTGAATGTCATTCGTAGACCATCAAAACAACGAAAGTGAAACTATTAACTGGTTTGAAGACGACGGCACAAATATTGGCATGTTGAACGACAACGGACGTAATGCATTCTATGACCACGCATTACAAATTATAGCACGTGATAAAACAGTTGTAGACATTGGTGCAGGTACTGGATACTTGACAGCATTGGCAATTAAACATGGTGCGAAACATGTTACAGCAGTAGAAGCCAGTCCCAAGCGTTGTCAGTTTCTTAAGAACATGATAGAGAAACTGGGGTATCAAGATAAAGTTACTATTGTTAATGAAAACTATCTTAAAACTGATATCCGTTCGGATGTTGTAGTAAGCGAAACTATCGGAGCTCACATCTTTAATGAGAACTGGTTAAGATTAGCTGACCACGCACGTACTAGATGCGAGTACATGATACCAGAAAAGTTTCATATTAGAGCAGACATATATAAGAATCATCCTATATGGACTACTTGTATGCAGGAAAGTATGGCGTTCAACTATAACGAAAGTAACCATCCCGAGTTTGCAGAAGCAATCAATCAAGAAATGCAGTTAGAAAATCGAGGCGAAACAGCAAACACTATACCCAACTTATTTTTTGAGTTACCTAAGTTTGATGATCTACGTCTTAAAAAACTATCAGAGAGTCAGCCGATTGTAGTTGACCATATGAAACCTTTTCAAGTTCCTGAGCTAATTATTCCTGCACATAAGTTTAATACAATGCGAGGAATAGAAGAACGTTTCGAGTTTTTGTTCTTTAACTTGATGTGGACAGCAACGTTCCAAACAGCAAGCATGTGGGTATCAGACACCATATGGCAAAACGTTTGTAAGTTAATGGAAAAGCCTGAGTGCGATTTAAGAATATATTTTAGTGAGCAACAGAACAAATGGATGTTCGAGAAACTAACGACTTAAATTGTCTAGTAATGGTAGCACATCCAGATGATTGTATCATACTGGCTGGCGGATTTGTCGAGTCGTTTAAAGAAACTACAAACTTCGACATCTGTTACTTAACTTATACTAATCAGTCTGACAGAGGTTCTGAAATAGCAGAGTTCTGGCGAAAACGTAACGTCCCAACTAGATTTTTAGGATACATTGATGACTATCGAGACATGGAACGTGGTATTAGTTTTGACAGAGTACAGGCACGTAGTTATATAGAACGTGCTGTAAAAGGATATGACTTTGTATTGACTCATGCTGAAGATGGTGACTATGGTCACATACATCATAAGTTTGTGCATCAATGTGTAGCACAAAGTGGCAAACCTGCGGTTTACTTTGGTAATACAAACCTGTATAATTTTAGTGTTAGTATTGATCCTTTTTACACATTAGATGAGATACCATTACACAGAGACGTGGTCAAAGACGAACTAAGTTACCAGACCAATAGATACTATTATAACATAACAGAAGAAGCACGGAAATTTATTAATGAGAATTTTAACCCTCGATAACACATCATTTGAAATGAACGCAATACCTGATGACGTAGGCGATCTACGTTTCAGCGTATTGGACAATTCAGATCCTAAAGACCCAGACTATTTCTTTATCCCATTAATTTTTATGGAGTCATTTAATAGTCCAGCACTAGTGTTACGTATTGGCAACAATATTGTTAAGATGCCTGTAGATTGGCAAATACTTATTGGCGAACCTGACTTGGGAGACTTAGAAGTTGTACCACTTACTAGCATAAACGACAGAGGATTTAGTGTGTTTACATTTAATCCTATCAGCAGTTATAGACCAGAGTTTGAGCCTGTTGAAGTAGTAGACATTTACCAAGATGTTAAATGGTATTTTCCTAAGTTAAAGCCTGGACAGATGTTAGCAGTACCACTAAGTGAAGAAGATAAAAGTATGTGTGCATACTTTGTTAAAGATATCAGCAGACAAAGCGAAGTTGTAAATTACAGTAAAATATGGTAGACAAGTTATCTATTAAAAATAAGATGGCCATGGTAGATGGCAAGGTTAGAGACTTTTACGATGACCTAACAGAAGAAGAACGTAAGAAGTTTAGTCCTTACTTGATACTAAAGTACACAGCCAATGTTAGTGGCAATCAGGATCTCGCTGAATACTATTTGCGCAGATGCAACGATACGTTAAACAAAGACTTCTTTAACATCAATAAACATCCTAAACTACAATGGCTATGTGCAAGTACTGTGAGCCCAGGCATGGGCAATACATTTCATTACTGGATCAAAGCACCTAAAAAAGGTAGTGGTGGCACAAAAGAACGCAAGTTCTTACAGCAGATGTATCCTAGTGCTAAAGAAGATGAACTAGACTTGTTAGTAGAGATTAACACAAAAGATGATCTTAAAGCGCATGCTCTAGAACTTGGTTGGTCTGATAAAGAAATCAAAGAAGCATTCAAATGATCACAGATTTAGTTGTAAACGGTTGTAGTTATATGCATACCTATGCACAAGGTAATGGGCATGTAGATTTGGCTGAAAGATTTAACTTAACACCCGGTGATATTTCAATCTCAGGTAGCGCAAACAGTAGAATAATAAGATCAACCCTAAAGCACAGTCACGAAACACTTAAAAGAACATTATATGTTTTAGGCATGACATTTATTAGTAGAGAAGAATTGCCTATATGTCGTTACGATGAAGGCATATATCCAACAGAACAAGAAGTTTGGGAAGGTGCGTGGACTAATCCTCAGAATCAATTTTTTGGTAAGAACAGATGGGTAGATCATTGGACTGAGAAACATACCAATGAATGGATTAAAATAAGAGAACGTTACGAAGTTGGAACTCTAGTAGATCGACTAGAAGACTTGCAATATAGAATATTATCGATGATCGAAAGTTTGCTTTTTAGGGGACACCGTGTTATAGTTTTTCAACAGGCAGATCAGTGGTGGGATAATTTATCCAATAAAGAAGTTAAAAGATTACAAAAACTAGGACCTTGCAAACAAATTATTGACGGCTTTAGATGGTGTGCTATTAGATGGCAACATAGTCAAGGTGTTCCTTATACAACATATTCTAGAGCACCTGATGAAATAAAGCACAGAGAACCTGGACGACATAAAGAAATAAACGATCACTTAGAAGATTATATAAGACGGTATGAGTTACACCTGTAAGTATTGTGACAAAAGTTATCGCAAGGAATCAACACTTGCGGCTCATTTGTGCGAGCCAAAACGCAGAGTGCAACAAGAGTCTGAAACAGGTGTGCAGTTTGGTCTTAGAGCATACAAACGTTTTTATGAAATGACACAGGGATCTGCACGTAATAAAGACTATGCAGACTTTTGTAAAAGTCCTTACTACAATGCCTTTGTAAAGTTTGGACGTTATTGTGTAGACATACGTGCTATTAACTTCATGAACTTTTGTGAGTGGTTGTTACAAAACAACAAAAAGATTGACCACTGGACAAAAGACAAACTATACCAAGAATGGATGTTACACTACGTAAAACGTGAACAGGCGCAAGATGCACTGGAACGTGGCGTCAAAGAAATGCTGGCATATTGCGAGGACCACGAAGAACTAAAGAATGGCGTAGCAGACTATTTTAGATATGCTAACAGCAATCGTATATGTCATCATATCAGCACAGGTAGAGTAAGTGCATGGCTGGTGTTTAATTGCGATAGCGGTGTAGACTTTTTAGACACACTAAATGAAGAACAGTTGCAAATAATTTACCCATATATTGATCCAGAATACTGGCAACGTAGATTTACAGACTTTGTGGCAGATACAGAGTGGGTCAAGCAGGCACTCAAGGACATTGGACTATGAAGTTTCAGGCAGATATTGACATAGACTTTGGTGACAGAGAACGGGTACTAGAACACATCAAGCATATACCTGCCAGTATACATCGTGACGGCGAAGTTGTGCCACATAACACAGGTGTGTATGTAAACAACATACCCAAACATCCAATTACCGGACTAGCAAGTATTGACCACAAAGAAGCAGAGCAACGTGGTTATGTTAAACTAGACTTTCTTAATGTTAGTGTTTACCAACAAATACACAGTGAAGAAGAACTGGATGTATTAATGGCAACAGAGCCTCCCTGGCATAGACTGCAAGAGCCAGAGTTTGTTGAAAAGATTATACACATTGGTAATCACTATGACATCGTTAAAAAACTACAACCCAAAACTGTAGATGAAATGGCGGCTGTACTTGCTATAATACGTCCTAGTAAACGTTACTTGTTAAACAAAGACTGGGCTACTATTAATCAGGAAGTATGGACAAAGCCCGCAGACGGCAGTTACTACTTTAAGAAAAGTCATGCTACAAGTTATGCCTACTTAGTTGTAGTACATATGAACTTAGTTCATCTTTCGAACTAAGGTTATTGCTCTACGTTTAGTACGTTTTTTAGATAAATCTTTAAGACTTAAGTAAGGACCGTATTTTATTGTTACGTCTTTACTGTTAAAAGTTTTTAAGCAAGGCTTAAATCGATGCCACTCTTGTTTAAGGAAAACGTTAATAGGTATCATACGATTTGATTCCCACCACCATGTTTCTGCTAGTTCGATAAATTTGAGACGCTCTTCTTGTGTCTTAAGGTTAGAATAATCGTAAATTGTGGTGATAACTTCGTCGTAGTTCTGTATTATGCCTATATAATCGTTGCCACCATAGACTACGAAACTTAGGAATGGATATTTGTCAAGTAATTGTTGAATTTCAGGCTCTAACACAATAAATACAATATGCAATTCATTACCCAGTATTTATATAGGCAAAAGATACCTTGCCAAATATTTGAACTTTTGGACACAAACAGAAGGACCGTCAGCGTGTATAATAGAGACATAAAAGCCTACCGTGGTGTAGCAAACAAATTTTTAATAGAAGTTAAGAACCAAGATCAGAAACCAATTAATATTAGCAGTA